AGTCGATCCACTGGCCGTCCAGCGTGAACCCTGGCAGCAGCGATCCAGGGTGGGACTTCGCCACCCAGTAGTCGGTGACGTTGCCGTCGTCGTCGAACCGCACGCCGTCAACGTCGTTCTCGGTGAGGTAGCCCACCGGCGAAATGACTTGATCGGCCTCGACGAGTTTGAGGTCGAGCTGCACGCCGCGGAGCTTGGAGTTGTTCGTCTTGAGTCCGAATACTTCGCCGTCGGAAATCTTGGAGGTCTTAGCGATCCGCAGCTTGCGGGCGAGGTCGATCTTGTCGGCCCAATCAAGGAAAGCCGTCTCGACCGACCGCACCGCGTCGGGGGACACGTCGGGGCCGAGATCGAGTTGGAGCCGCGGGCCGGTTCCGACAAGGTCGTTGGACCATGTGGACGCAATGCCGGCCGCGTAGGAGTTATTTCGCAACTCGTAGCGGGCACGGTTGCGGAGGATCTGGCGGACTTGCGGCTGGAGTCCGGCGTCGGCCGAGAGGTTGTCGGCCCGCGACCAGTGGTTGCGGTTCAAGTCGGTCGTTTGGGCAGATTCGTATTTCGCACGCACCATCGTCGAGATCGCCGCCTTTTGGGCGTCGATCGTCGACTGCAGCGAGGACCGTGAGGGTCCAAGAATGCGTGAGAATAAGCCCATTCTCAGCCGGCCCCCGGATACTGGCACTGGGCATACCGAATGCACGCGAACGGCGAAGCCGTGTTCGCGGTTCGCGAACCCAACACGAACTTCGCGGCCTCGACCTGGCGGTCGAGTTCGTGCTGCTCGACCTCGCCGGCGTCGGTGCGGGCACGTCGCGGCTGCGTCAGATTCGCAGCGATGGCGTCGATCACCTCGTCGTTGGTTGGCACACGGGCACTCCGGTGTTTGAGAGCCGCAAAACGGCCTCTAACACCAGTGTACCAATGTCTACTACCACGACCGGCTATAGAAACTCGATGAAGACATCGCACTCGATCTCGTCGTCGACCTCATCCCAAAAAGCGTCGTCGAGGTAGGCGGGCATGGCGGTGTCTCCTTACCGCCATTTTACCCGAGCCGATACGGGCGTTCAGTAGGCCCAACTCATATGTCAAAACGTCGCAGATTAGTAGTTTTTGACACACGAAAAGTTTTTGCGTCGCAAAACGTGACACGACGGCGTGTTATGCGGACCACGGTAGCAGCGGCGATTAGCGTCTAGCGGCCGTGTGTCGCGAATCGGCGGGGTGATATGCGGCTAAGCGGCGTGTTATTGGTGATTATGCGGGTCCGCATAATCACTGGTTCTACGACTCCAGGATGAAGGCTGCGATGTGCCGCCCCGTCCCCTTGCCTTTGGATCCGTCTTCCGTTGCGTGCCACCTAACGTCGCCAAGGTTTCGCACCTTCGCCGCCCCGCAGGCCGCAAGCATCATCAGAACCCACTTATCAACCGGATACACGACCACCGACAACTTGCCCTTTCGCTGCTCCTCAATCGCCTTTCGCATCCATGCCGTCGGCCCCTTCTTGCGGCCGTTGTGGATTATGGATCCGAATGGCGGGTTGACGTAGTTGCTGCTCCCCCACTCGCAAGTGAGTCCATCGAATCCCGGCGGCACGGGGTATGGGCATGGGTCGAAGTCGAAGTGAAACTCGGCATCCAACTCGGCGTATAGCTCTGGCGGCGTCAGCCAGTAGTGCTTTCCGTCGTCTCCGTTGCCAACGTGGAACTTGTTCAGGTGTGGCGGGAGTGTGCTCTGATGCGCCGCCGTAGAACCAAGCGATGGAGCAGACGGCGGTGGCGGCGTCCAAAGTGATAGTTGCGTCATGTGTCCGCCGCTGCTCATCGCCATCGTTCTGCGGCTACTCATGCCGCCACTTCACCGTGATGTAAGTCCCCACAAACGCACCGGCCGCCAGCGGCACGAGGTACAGAATGTTTTTTGAGAACGTGACCACCCCGTAGGCCAGCAGACCGTAGATCACCGACGAGAGGGCCGCGGCCCGAACCGCCCGCCGGTCACCAACCGCGATGATGTAGGCCGCGTACAGCACGTCGATGACGACGTATGTCGCGAACACCAGCACGGCGGTGACCGGCGAGAAGTCGGGAGACACTAGCGGCACTCGCACGTCGCAGCCACGGGCTCGCCGTGGCACGAAGCCTTGGCGGCACGCTTGGCCGCTCGAGCATCCTGCCGTGCGGTCTGCCGAGCCGCGACCCGCTGGGCCACCGTCAGCCGCCCGTGGCACGCAGCCGCTTCACCGTGGCAGCCGGCAACCGCAGTAGCGGCCTCCGGCGATGCACCAGCGAGGGCCACACCCACGAGGCCAAGAAATGCCGCCATCGAAATACCTATGATCAGACGAAACACGATCACCGTCCTTTCGGGGAAAGAGAAATCAACGACCAAACCGTTTGCACGCGAACCACCGGCCGTGACCGAATGCCACGCCCTGGTCGACCACGGGCCACCCGTTTCGCGAGAAACAACAGGCAGCAAGTGCCGCTTGAGGAGTGGGTCCGGAGCCGCACCCCTCGTATCCGCTGTTGCCCCCATGGTGGCCCACGCGGCCCTGGCGGGCTTGGATCTCCGCGACCCCTTGGGCCGTCGAGGTATCACTGACCATGCGGCACTGGCCGTTGGCACACGACCGGCTGGCGTAGATCACGTCCTGGCCGACGGCGGTGCTGCACACGAGAACCGCGAGAAGCGTAAGGAATCGCATCGGTAGTTCCTTTCGGAATGAGGAATCGAACCGCTCGCATTCTTCCCCATAGTGTACGGGCGTCAACCTCGACTTACCTACCCATCTTGTCAAGCAACGCGGCCCGTCGGGCGGCCATCTCCTCGCGGGTGATGATTTTTCGCGGCGGTGCTTTCGGTGCCTCCGCACCCACCGCCGACACTCCGGCCACGCTGGCAGCTACCGCGGACCCCACGAGACAGTCGAGCCAGTGGTTGTCTCGGCCGGGGATCAGTTGCCACTCGTCAACCGTGCGGCCGGTGGATTTGTTCTCGGTCCTGGTTGGATACTCTGCCGCGATGTGATCGAAAAGCATCTCGTGCTTGCCCGCGTGAAACGTGAATGCCATCGGGTCGGCCGAACCGAGCTTCATGCGACCGGCGATCAGCGATTTCCAATAGTTCGTGTCAAAAAGAATGTGCCGCTGCTTCTTGATCGTCGACGTTCGCCAGTGGGCACCGACCCGCTCCCCTGGCTCCGGCTTCGCGTCCGACATCGTTCGCCGGCTGGCACCGACGTAGCGACCGTGAGACGGCAGAAGCCGCGTGCCGTGCGTCGATCGGCGGGCGAAGTCTCGCGTCACGTCTGCGGTCTGTGCCCAGTTGGCGTCGACCAGAAGAAGGGCGACGCGGTGGACCGCGTCGGAATCCTCAGACTGAAACTCGCGGCCGAGTATTTCGCGAGCGACCACCTCGAGCCCCATGTGCATCGCGTCCGCCAGCGGGGCGTTGCTGGCCGCTAGCCGCAGCGTCCGATCGACCTCGCGGAGCGTGAAGTACGAACGGTTCTGGTCCGGGTAGGTGCCGTATGCCACGACGTGCCCGCGAAGCTGCGAACCCCACGCACAGATCGCCCAGTAGAGGCAGGCTTCTTGCACGTCCACAAACGCGGTGAGCGTGCTGCAGCCGGCCGGGACAACAAATCGCGGCACGTTGATGGCGTGATCCGCTAGGTCAGCCGGCCGGACGGCGTCGGTTCGCGACTCGTCGGCGATCGGCTCTTGCTGGTATTCGCTTGCGAACACCTCCGGGCCGTCGTCGATCAGTGCGTTGTAGAAGTGCTGGACCGCCGACAACTCTTGATCGCGGTCGTAGCAGTGCTCCCAGTAAACCTCGCAGCCCTCGTCCATTGCCGCCTGGTTGGCCCGATAGAACTCGGTGGCTTCACGCCACGCCCGCAACTGGTCGCCGTCGATCTCTTTGTCGTAGGTCTGCCGGATTCGCTTGTAGTCGCCCATCCAGAGGTCGTCGTGACGCTTCGACCATGCCCGGACGGCTTTCACGCGAACACCTTGCCATGCCGGGTCCGCGAGAAGCTGGTCGATCACGTCGTCGCGTGCGATCACGGTGGCGTTGCAGACGACCGCGAGAGTCTTGCCGTGCCCGCCCAGCTTCAAGATGTTTTTCTTGATGATCGCCAGCCGCTTGGCGATCTGCACCGCGGATGCCGCCGACTCGTCGGTCTGAATGTCGTCGAGGATCACGAGGTCGGGCCGGGCCTGGACGCCGTCGGCACGCTTGTAGCGAAGACCTCGAGACGAAGCCATGAGACCGTGGCATGAAACGATCGCACCGCTGGCCTTGCTGCCGGGAATCTTCGGCAGCACGATCGTGTCGGCGGTCCACTCGATGTGGGTCGACTCGCCGTTGTAGGTCTGGCCGGAGCACCGCTGCGGCTTGCCCTCCAACGCCCGCACGGGGTGGCAGACTTCGGGGAAGTCTTCGTAGAGCAGATCGTTCTCGTTCAACTCCATCTTGATCGAGTCGATCGACATTTGGGCCTTCGTCGACTCGGAGCCGAACACCGCGACGAACGACCGGCGACCGGTGAGGCCGCACCAAATGGCGAACACCTCTGAGCGGGTCGTCTTACCGCTGCCTCGCGGGAGGGCTTCGATCGACCGGCCGCCGTTGTCGGCCGCGTCCTGGCAGCGCGTGTTGCCACGCTGGTGGTCGGGCGACATAGGCCACTGACCGGTCGAGTGCGGGAAATACTCAACAGCGAAATACTCAAACGACGCTTCGGCTTGCCGGCGGCGGTCGGGGTTTTGCACCGCCGGGATCTCGCCGATGTCGGCACCGCGGCGGGTCCGCTCGCGTGTCCGCTCGATGTCTTGGACACGTTTTCGCTCGGCCGCGGCGACCTGGTGCTCCGGGGCGGATTTGGGTCTACCCATTGCCAGCCCTCGCGTACCAGTGGGCCAAGAGTGCCGCGTCGGCCCGCCCGTCGTCCTTCACGCGGGCGAAGACGTGGGCGTACCGCGGCCACAAGCGGCTCGCCACCAGCCGGTGCTCGCCCTTGTCACGGCTGACGCCGATCGCTTTCGTCCACGACTGCGGCCGGACCAGCGTCAGCGGGAATCCGAGTGCCGAGATCACACCTTCCACCAGGCCGAAGCCGCGGCCGAAGTTGAACGCCGAGGTTGCCCCGGACCCTTGCACGCCCTGGACGTGCTCGAGGACGACGTGGTTGGGCATATACGGAAAGCCCCGCTGGACGAGGTGGGCCAAGCGGGCCGCGTCGATCACACGCTTGCCGCGGACCTCCGCGACCGGCATATCGAGGACGTGCAGCTCGTCGCCGTTCAAAAGGGCGAGAGCGCCGGAGAGGCCGGGGTCGATACCGAGGATGGTCACTGGGTCACCTCCACGATCCGCAACGTCCGGCAACGCCCGTCCTCCCACTCGACGACGCCGTCACGGCGAAGCCGCCACAACTTTTGCATCACGTCGTTGACGTTCACCGCCAGGTCGTCGGCGATCTCCCGCACGGTCGGGGCGTAGCCCTTCGCTGCCGAGAGCCGTGAGAGTGCGTCGAGCACCGCACGCTGCTGGTCGGTAGTGCCCGCGGAGCGGGCACGGCGGATCGAGGTTGAGGTTACTGTCATTCGTCGTCGTCCTCTTTCAGCATCAAGAACCCATCGTCAAGCCGCTCCCACAGCGGAGGAGTACGCGAGTAGCCGTCGTGCGCCCTAGTGTTGGCGGATTTCTTCGCCGACTCGGACTGTGGCTGGCAGTGGTGGTTTGCGTAGCCGTCGCTCGTCAACTCGACCGCATTGCCGCACGAGACGCAGCGGGCCGGTCCTCTGACCAGCATTTCGTCGTCGCTGGTCATGCGGCTCCTCCGGCGGTTGCACGTTGCTTCTCGATCGTGGCTTGGAGACGGGCTGCGTCGCTTCCGCTCCACCCGACGGCCTTCGGCCGCTCGTCGGCCGCTGGGGCACCCTTCGGCGTCTTAGGGGCGTCGTACTGACCGCCAAGCACTTTGGTGACGAACCCGTCGACCGTGAACTGGTGCAGCGTCACCGGGCTATCGAAATACCGGCAGCCGGCCAGCCGGGGGATCGCTTCAAGGGCGGCGACCAGCCACCCGTCCTGCACGATCACCGCCGCGGCGTGATCCGGTGGGTTCGCCGGCTTCCACGGGTTGCGGCGGGTTGCCGGTCCAGCACCGGTGTTCCATGCCCGCCGGAGGGCTTCCCATGCCTCCGGCTGCGAAGCCTCACGCGGAGGAGGAGGAATTCTCCTCTCCTCTCCTCTGCGACGATCGGCCGTCGGACCGTCCGACGCCGGTGCGTCGGAAGACCCGTATTGGCGTTTTCGCCCTGGATTTCGGTCCTCGTGGGCCCGTGAACGGTCGGATTGCTGCATTCTCGACTTGGCACACTGGCTGAACCGGCGATCCCACCCTGGGACAGCAACGCTTCCGCCAGCCTCGTCGATCTCCAGCCACCCGACGGCCGCCACGGCACGCCAGAAAGACTCGTCTGCCCCGCACGTTCGCACCAGCCGCGGTAGGGTCATGCGGGCCGACCCGTCGGTGCAGTGCATCGACGCCCACCCCCAAAGTTTCCAGAGGCGGAAGCAGACCACCTCGACCGGCTGCCCGGTCGTGTCGATCAGCTCCTGGACCTCCGGCTTCTCCGGCATGGCAAGGTCGACTGCTATCCATTCACCGGCCATCCGTGGCCTCCGTTTTGCAAGCCATTTCAATGGCCCATGCAATGCTCGATGACTTGATCCGGCATCCAGTTCCGTTTTGCATTAGATGAAGCCCGACATTGCGTTCCATCAAAGAATCAAACTTCTCTTTGTTGAATCGAGAAAGATCGCAGCCGCGAGATACAGCGGCCCGAGCCGCCCGCTCGTACTTGAGTGTTCCGTAGCACATGGATTTCGTTTCTTTGATCCATCTCCATATCTCTGATGAATCGGTAACGTCAGGAGCCTCATCGTGGCACTCAGAGCAAAGCGGTAGCGTGTTTTCTGGCCCATCGCCACCATCAAACTGCTTTGCGACTATGTGGCATTTCTGTAGCTTTCTTCGCGAACCGCATCGCCAGCAATGCTCGATGGCATCAGACCAATCAACTCCGATTTCAGATTCGTCAAATCGTTCGCACCAATAATCAACGCATAGGCGTATCCATTGCTGAGCCTTGTCTGCCATCACGCCACCCTCCAAACTCGTGCCCCCGCCGTCCCGTGGCCCTTCCTTCGGGCCGCGAATCCGACCGACACGATCTGCTTGTCCTTCGCCAGCTTCTTGAACACGCTCCCGAACGCCCTGGCGTCGTGCGGCACCAGGCCAAGCCGCTGGCAGTGATCCACCAGCTCCTCGCCGGTCATGGCTCGCCCGCTCTTGGTGAGTGCCTCGAGGATCGCCGCACGGGCCGCGTCGGTGTCGAAGCCGGCCACCCGCACGGCCTTCGCGGTGCAGGCCGCGGCCGCGGCGAACAGCGGCATCGCAGCTATTGCTTCGTCGCTTGTTTGCAGCGTCATGGTCAGTCTCCCGTCCAGTTCGTGCCGGCCCGCGGCCCGGCGTAGCCGAGTTGCTGTTTCGTGTTGCCCCACCGCTTGAACCAGGCCGCACGCACGGCCAGCTCGTCGGCGTATGGCCGTTCTAGGTGCATTGATTCCATAGCCACAGCATTGGCGATCACCATGGCGGCATGGCGGTCGGCTGCCGTGTTGATGGCTTCGATTGCGTCCTCGATAGTCATGCACCACTCCTTGCGGCAGCGATTACCGCTTCCAGGTGCTGCGGGCCGTAGTGCCAGTGGCCGTGGTGTTTCACAGTCGGCTTCGGAAGGTGGGCGATTGCCATCCGCACCTCGTAGCGCGTGAACCGGCGATTGGCCGCCTCGGTCCCGGCAGCGATGAGGTCGCTGCATCGGATCCACGTCCGGTCGCGGTCGCCCCGCAACTGCATGAAAGTCACTTCGCCTACGTTGCAAGTCATTTCACAATCCTTTGTGTGTGTGCCGCGTGACGTGCGGCTGACGGTCGAGGTCACCGGCCATGCTGGTGGAGATGCCACCCGGCCCCCGGCTGCGGAGTTACGTCGCGACCACCGCTTGCGCTCTCCCAGCGGCCGATGAATCTGCAGCCGCTACGGCCGGGAGCGGCC